TAAATGATGGGCGCATTTTTGAAATCATTGAAACAGTGGGAGCCTACTTTCGCAATGCTTTGTTTCACTCCGACTATTGGGTGGAATTGGAAAGCCATGAGCCTGGGCTTGCCGAAATTGTGCCCTTAGCCTCTGCTTATTTTCGCAATTGCCTCAATTCTTCCAATTTGTTTCGAGAACTCAGAGTTGCCACCACTCAGTTGCTTCTCACTGGCTTTTGTGCCATGAGAGTGTTTTGGGACAATGAAGAAGATAAGATTGCCTTCGAGTGCCTCAATGCCTCCCACACTTACATAGAGAGTGGGCGCCGCTACAATCCTAAATTTTCCTACAGTTTTAGAGAGTTCTTGTTGAATAAGGCAGAATTTCTTGAATGGGCTAATAGTGGCTTTTTTAACCAACTTTCAGAAGATGCTGAATCTGCATTTGAAAAACTCTCCACAACAAGTCCTTCAAGCAGAGAATTAGCCGACGACCTTCCTTCTCCTTTAGCTAATGAGTTTGTGGAAATTGTTGAGTTTTACGACCCAATAGACGGGCGCCTCTATAGGATTTGTGAAAACATAGTGCTTCATGAAGAGGAAGGACTAAGTGAGTGTCCTTGGTTGATTGGTATCTTGTTTGAAACGCCCGAATCTGCTTATGGAATTTCTCTAGTTGATAGCAGCTTGGGTTTGATTTTAGAAAACAACATTCTAATGAACCGGCGCCTCGACAACATAGCTGTGTCGGTAGACAACATGTGGTTGTTTATTGACGATGGCATCACTGACCCAAATCAAATTAAAACAGAGCCAGGAAAAGTGATTAGTGTGGGGCGCCCAGATGCCCTCACTCCTCTGCGCCCGCCAGCCAACAACTTCAACATTACTTACAATGAAGCTGCTGTGTTGGATGCAAAAATTGACCGCAACATAGGGACGGGCGCCATGATTAGTGCCAACACATTCCGCACTGGCGAACGCGTGACAGCACAAGAAATACAAAGTGTGAAGGAAGCCGGCGGCAACCGCCTCACTGATGTGTTTTCTTTATATGAAAAAACTTTCATCATTCCTTTGTTGCAACGCGCCTACAAAATAGTGAGAGCCCACACTACCAAACAAAAAACTATTAAATTGAAAGGCTCCAAACCAGGCGTTAGCAACTACTTCAAACTACTTCCTTCCGACTTAAAAAAGTCTTTTACAGTGCGCGTAACTGCCACACAAAGCTTAATCAATCGCGACCACAAAATTAAGCTCCTCACTGACTTCATCACTCTCACAGGCAGTGTGCCGCAATTTGCTTCTTTGTTAGATTGGAAAGCCCTATTTTATGACCTTCTTGTTTCTTTTGGTTTTGATGACCCAGAAAAATATGTGGTGAAGCCAGACGAATCTGCAGAAGCCACACAAGCGACACAAGCTGAAGCAAGCTTGGCTTCTCCTTCTTCTCCTTCTTTGTCTCCTTTAGAAGCACTCAATCAACAATTGATGGCAATTGGCGGACCTTCTTATTCTCAAGCCCTCCAAGAAAAAACAGCGGCTGGTGAAGTGCCTGAAGCTTTTATGGCTTTGGGAGGAATGCCACCTTCAGAACAACCAATTCCTGATGAAGAAGCGGCTCTTCTACAACAAGCACTCTCCACTCCTCTCTAGCTTTTTCACCTGCTTTTCATTTGCTTTTCACCCCAATTAATTATTTGAATACCACCATCAAAAGCCATGATTGATTTAAACAACCCGACAACGGAAGCTTCTGCAAATGCCATTAGCGAAAAGCTAAATGAGCAACTGAAAGCTTTCCAAACACCACCAATACAAGCTGAAGTTAGACCAAATCTAATGGCTTCTCCTTCTTACCAACAACAAGAAGCAGAAGAGCAAGAAGAGCAAGAAGACCAAGAGCAAATAGAAGCTCCAGAAGAACAAGAGCAAGAAGAACAAGCTCCTGATTCTTTTGTTCAGGCTTTTGAAAATTATTTTGGACTCAAACCAAATGAAGCCTTAGAAACGGTGAATCAGTTGGTTGCTTTTAGAGACGAAATGACTCTCATGCGCTCATGGGGAGTGAGCCCTGTAGAATATGACCAGCGCATGGAAGCAATTAAGAACTTCTATCAAACCCTCCCAGAAGAAGGGCGAGAACAATTTAATTCTGTGGAAGGCGCCATGGCTATTTGGGACCACTTAGTAAAAACAGGGCAAGCCAAACCCACAATGACTAACAAACCCACAGCTTCGGCTTTTTCTCGCACCAAACCTTCACAACAACCAAAGCTTGACATTATTAAAAAGTCTGAAATTTTGAGAATGGACAAAGCCACATATCAAGCTAACTTACCTCGCATTACAAAAGCCTTCCAAGAAGGACGCGTGGTTGATGATGTGTGAGCCCTATGTTCATTCATTCTTTGTTTTCCTTTGTTTTCATTTTTTGTTCTTTTTTTCTAATTAAACCATATGCCAGCAAATTTTACTTCCCTTTCCAACGTACAAGGCACTTATAAAGGCAGTGTTTTCACAAGAGCTGACGTACAAGAGTGGATTAAGAAACAATGGGCTACTATGGTCCGGCGCGAGCTAGACCAAAACTTGCTCATGCGCCAATTCACTATGAACGTTGCTTTTCCACAAGGCAAAGTTGGCGACACCATTACAATCCCCACACTTGGTCGCCTTGGCGTGAATGACAAAAGACCAGGTGAGCCTGTAAATTTACAAAGTGCAAGCACCAACTTTTGGCGCATACTGATAGACAAATACAAAGAAGCTTCCTTCATGGTTGAAGATATAACTTCAATCATGCTAGACCCTAGTGGTTTATTGTCTAGCAATTTAGCTAAAGAAGCTTCATATGCCATTGCTCGCGACCTTGACGCGCATTTGCTTGGTTTACGTGCTTGCATTCAAGCTTATACTGGACAAGTGGTTTATAGCCACACTTCTGGTGGTATGGGTGGGCACACAAATAGTAAGCCTTTCACCCTAGACGCTTTCTTAAAAGCTAAGCATATTTTAGACAAAAATGATGTGCCAGCTGACAAGAGAGTTTTGATTGTTTCTCCAACTCAGTTTGCGCAGTTGCTTGCACTTGATAAAGTGCAATCCATGTTTTATCGCACTAGCGCTCCTTTAGAGAGTGGTATAGTTGGAACTCTCATGGGCGTTCCTGTCTACATGACATCCATGATTGGTGCAAATGCAGCAAATGCCTTTCCAAACGGAAGCACCACAGTTAACACACCTGGTGTGAAGCTTGCTGCTGACCCAGGAAATGATGGTACTGGTGTTAAGTTGTATTTCCCCACTCAATACGGTGGTCCAACTGCTCCTGTTTCTTTACCAACTATGTGGTCCACTAATGGTCAAGGAGAGGCAGATACTCCTGAAAAGGAAGTTCATACAGCCATCATGATGCACCAAGAAGCGTTTGGATTAGCCATGTTGCAAGAGCCCAAAACTGAGATGAGCCGCGAGACTCTCTATCTCAGCGACGCAATGGTCACTTCTACGTTGTTTGGCTGCAAAGACTACCGCTACAAAAATGCTGTGCTAATTCACACCAACGGCACCATACCTACTATTTCGTAATTTAAGGATGAAAGCCGATGAAGCTCCTTGATTTTCTCAATTCAATTTTGCAGCTTATAGGAGAACCAAGGCTTTCATCTTCCAATGGCACCTTGGGCACCACAGTAAAAAATGCGGCTCAAAGTGCCATTTTGATGATTGCTACCACTTTACGCCCACAGCAATTTGAATTGTTGTTGTCTGCCACCCAGCCTATTGAAACTTTACCAGGCACGGTTCTTCAAATCTATTCTTGTTTTTTGGAACAAAATAATAATTTTAAAAAAATTCCTTTTCTCCCACTTGAGCAACTAAACCACCACATAGGCTATAGCTTGGTTGGCAACACTCTCTATGTGAGCAACAAGATTGAGCAGCCTTTTCTTCTCCGCCTTCATGCTCTAACTTGTCCCACACTACCAGCTTCTGACGATGCTGATATAGGCATTAGCCCCCTATTTGTGCCTGCCATTCAGCATTTAGCCGCCTCCATTTTATTAACTTCCTACTTAGACGACACTGCTTTAAGTTCTGCCCACCGAAACATGGCCGATGTTCTTATTGCGCAACTAAGGGGCAACACAGGCACAACAAGAGGACGCTCATTTAATTTAGGACTATGAACAACCAACCAACAAACTCCCCTTCTTTTCAGTCTTCTTTCTTGTCGTTAGAAGAAGAATTTGCAATTACAGCTTTTGCTAGCCAAGCTTCTAATTTAAGCAGAGAACAAGCAATTGAGCTTCTAAAAGAAGTTTATCGCCTCTATGTTGTGACAAGAAAACTCTATTTAAATGAGCTTGCCTCTTCTTTTCTTCCTTCTTCTGCATTAATTTTGTGAGGAGGTGAGTGGTTATGAGCTTAATTTTATCGCAACAAAGAAAAAATTCAAATCAAGAAAAGCCAATGGTGGCGCCTTTGCCAGTGGTGAAGGCAAGCCCAACAGCAGAAGAAGCAGCTGCAATTGAAGCAAGTTTAAATGGGCAGCCTGCACCTGCCCCTGAGCCTGCATCTGCTCCTGGAAGTGTGCAGGAATTTGTGCGCCCAGACGTGGCGGAAGCAGAAGCCAATTCGCTTCCCCTACCAGAAGCAGAACCTCCTCCAGAGACAGCGTTAGCAGAAGAGCCAGAAGAAACAGTTCCACAAGAAAAAGAAGAAGAGCTTGTGAAAACCCCATCTTCTTTGTTGGGAGATTTAGAAGAGGCTCTCAACTTCACGCCTGTGGCGCCAGAGCAGCCCATAGGCGGAGGTGGGGAAGACGCTCTTTTGTCTTCAGTTAGGCAAATGCCGCAAGTTTTGCGGGACATACAAGACTACACTCCAGATTCCAATTTATATGCGCCCGAAATTATTGCTACAAAAAAGCCTCACATCTACGACACACTCAATCCGCAATCAACAGCCGACCTCATCAAGCAAGGAATTGCTGCTCTTAATTCCGCGGCAGGAAGACGCTATCAAGCGCAACAACAAGCACTAGAGAAAACAGAGCAAATTTTAGGCGACCGCTCCCGCCTCTTAAATGTGCCGAGAGCAGACAAACAATGGCACTCCTCTCCTTCTGAACACAGCTCCAATCCATGGTTGGACATTTTGTTTGGCTCTGCCCAACAACAAAAAGAAAGCAACTTCAATCCTTTAAAAGGAGAATTTGGGCAAGCAGGGGCTGGTGTGTTAGGTGGGTTAAATTATTTGCTCGGACTTCCTCTCAACCTAACGTTTGCAATTAGTGCAGAAAAAGACAAAAAAATAGGGGATTGGCTTGAAAAGCTGGGTGTGAAGAGAGAGAAGTATGATGAGCTCATAAGAGAGGGCATCACCATATTGCTTCCTGAAAAATACAGGTTTAGCAGAATTCTAGGCTACGACACTGAGAAAGCAAAAAAACAAAACCTAATTAGGGAGGCTTTGCGAGGTGGTCAAATTGCAGACACCAACGACCCTAAAGGAAAAAACAAAGGCATCTTTTATAGTCCTCGCCGCCCTGCCAACGTGAAGGGAGCGCCAAGCAATAATCCTGTGGGGCAGTTTGTAAATGACATACTGGCAGTTGCTAAATCCGACCCACTAGGCACAGCCATTGAAGTTGGAACTCAGCTTTTCAACCCAGTTGATAATGCCGTGGGCGACATTTTGAGGAGTGCGCTGCGCAAGCTTGGGCGCCGCTCTTTGTCCGAAGCTGCCCAACAAGGAAGTAAAATTTCAAGTGGAGCTTCGCCTCCTCCCAAATACCCACCAGTGGGAGAGGCTGAATGGACTCCTCCTTCTTCTCCTTCCCCTCCTTCTTCTTCTTTGTCTGTTCCTACAAGCCGTGGTGTGCCAGACGTGGGGGTGCCGAAAGAGCCTCCGCTTACCATGAGGGCTTGGCTTGAACAAGACTTATTGCCCGGAAATACAGATGGTAGGTTTTCTTTACCACCAGGAAAACAACAACTAGGACAAAGCAATGTAAAAGTGGAGTTGTTGCCTCCATCGTCTTCTATTACAAAAACTTCCCCCACGGAAATTGAACAAAAGCTTCCTCCAATTGAAATGGAGGCTAGATTAGAACAAACTGCTTTGCAAGGAGCCCCTCCACCAAAACAACTTACGGAAGGCACCGACTCATCTGCGATTACCAAAACTTCTCCCTCTGATATTGAAGAAAAGCTTCCCCCTATTCAGATGGAAGCGCGGCTAGAAACTGAAACTGATGCTTTACCAGGAACTGCTCAACAAGGAAGAATTGAGGGAGGCACAGATTCGATTATAAAAGCTTCCCCCACGGAAGTTGAACAAAAGCTTCCTCCCCTTCAAATGGAGGCTTGGTTAGAACAAAATGAACTACCACCAACTAAGGTGGTGCGAGTGCCAACCAACGACATAGAAGTGGTGCAAAGTGCTTTGCCTCCCATCACAAAAACCACCGAAGGGATAGAAGCCTCCACTCCAGGAGGATTGGCGCTGCGTATAGGGGTGGGAAGAGCGAGCGACACTCCCATAGAAATTGGAAGTTCTTTGTTTTTAAGAGGCATTGATGATGTGCCAGGAGGAATTAAAGCCGCTCCCACTTCTTCTTTGTTAGAAGCTGCTGAGCAAATTGCAGCTCACAAAGCCATCATTAGAAGCCAGCTCATGCAACTAGATGAGCTTTTCTCCACCTCTTATGATTTTGGGCGCCGCTACGATCCTTTATCACTTCCCTACTCTCCCTTAGACTCATCTGCAATTATGAGAGCCATTAATAATGAGGCTCGATTAAATTTACCAAAGCAAGTTTTAAATCAGCTGCCGCCAGCAATTAGAGAAGCAGTGAGCGAGGTGGATTACGACACTCTTTCTTTTCTCCTTCAACAACAAAGAAAATCTATTAGTGAATTTGCTTCTTCTTTGGCGCGGCTAAACAACTCCATAATTGAAACTGTAGCTTCTTCTTCTTCTTTGTTGAAACCAGAAGCCAAACAATTGTTGACCAATCTCCCCACCAAACTCTACCATGGGACAGCAATAGCGGATTGGAGCCCCTCTTACAACTTGCGCCTCTACGGGACAAGAGGAGAATTAGGAAGTGGGCTCTACTTGTTAGAAAAGCCGCGCACCGTAGAGATTTATGCAAAAGCACTTGTAAGTGAGAACGCATCAGCTCTTGCTGAAGCCAAACCACTCAAGCCTTCCATTTATGAACTTTCCCATTCATTTGAAGCCACTCTCAATGCAAGAGCCAAAATCCCCACCACTTCTCCTATTGTGGAGCAAATTTTAGAAAACATTCCACAAGAGTTGAAGCAAAACACTCTCAAATCTATTAGAAGGAATAAAACCACCACTTACAACACCATTCTTACAAAACTAGAATCGAACATTGTAAGAAGTGGTTTCGATCCTAGTGAAAGCTTTTTAAAAGAAATAAACGACACCATATCTGAAAACTTAAGAAATCTGGGATTTGATAGTGTTTATGACAAAAAATCGGGATTTGTAATGGCTCTCGATTCCACAAAAATGAAGGTGGAGAAAAGCAAACCACTTGCTAAACCACCATCTGCAATTGAAGCTGTGGCAGCTCGCTACAACGCCGATGCTTATGCCGCTAAATTTTATCCAGAGCGCCTCACTGTAGATGCCAATCTTCGTGATAGTGCAGCAAAAATTCTCAATCAAATGGAAGCCACTTTAGACGAAAGGCTAAAGCCCATTGTTGACGAAATCATTGAAAGAAATTTATTCCCAGAAGCTTCTCAAGACTCTGTTGTTTTACCTCCCAAGCCTTCACCACAACCACCTCCACCTAAGCCTAAAGCAAAAACAAAAAAGAGAACAAAGTCGCCTGAGCCAGCGCCAGAGCCATCTACTTCCATGAAAGAGCAACTTTCCGACCTACCAAATAGGAGCAATTCACCATGTCAGCCATAAAGTGTCCGCCGCCAGCTTCACCGCCGGAAATTAAGGAATTTGCTGAATCTCCTTTAGCCAACCGAATTCGCACATTTTTTAAAGACTTGAGTTCAAAAGCGGGGCTTCTCACAGACACAGCGCGGCTTGAGCTTCTTCTACAACAAGAATATGCCATTAAGGCAGCATCAGTGGCACACATACCCAACATAAAAAACTACAACAAAATAGAGAGCACACTAGCAAAATTACTTGGTTGGAAAAGCTGGGCTTGGCAAGCTCTCACGGAAACCATGACAGATGCTGGCGCTGTTCGCTATGCTTTTCTAGACCGCGCAGAACTGGCGCGCAACTTAATTGAAACCGCCACAGTTTATAAAATTCTACCCAATGTGAGGAAATTGTATGAGGAGCTGAAATTTAAATTGCCTTTTCTTCCAGAAGCCCAATTACAAAACCTCCTCTACGACCACATAGTTGTAGGGCAAATGCCCAAGCTCTACAACATAATGGACTCGCCAATTGTGCGCGACCAACTAATTGGACGCTACAACGCCCACATTAGGAAACTACAAAACTTAGGACTCCCTCCTACTTCCATACAAACTCTCGATGAACTGAGTGGGAAAATTAGTGAAGCCTTCGACACCTTACGTGCTATTGCAGGAAGAGAAGGACTCGACATTCCCACCTTGGAAAATGGTGGCTATTTCCCACTAAGAGCTCAACAAGAAGCCAAAAAACTATTTGATGAATTTTCCAAAACACTTTCTATAAAAGGCTCTTCTTCTTCTTTGTTTGACACTGACGCATTTTTTTTACAAGCAAGAGCCAGCCATGTGCCAATAGTGTGGAAGTCTGACAAACTAGCCAAACTATTAGGCATGGAAGAACTCGACCTCCTAGACTTAGCTCGTGAACCAGGCGCCCTATCTGCTTTGTTGGAAAGCAAACTAAAGCCAGAACAAATTGAAAAATTGTTTGAAAGCGGCGTGCTTGTTCAGGCTCCAGCTTTGTCAGACGAGCTCACTGAATTTTTCAACACAAAATTAGATTTGCCTCTTCAAAATTTAGGAGAGGCAATTGTGCTCGACCCAATAAAAGCAATACAAGACTATGCAAACGAATTAAAAGAAGCTGTAGTGCCCACCACGCTTTTCAAAGACCTTATGTTGGAAGGCATTGAACAAGGATGGATTTTGCCTTCTTCTTTGATAAAGCAAAATTCTCGCGACTACATTAGAATGGGCACCAACCCTCTTATTAGAGAAGTTTTTGCTTCTTCTCCTGACCTTGTTAAAGAAGTGGAGGGGCTTTTCATTCACCGCACAGTGGCGGAACAATTTGGCGCCATTTTACAAATGAATCAAAGCTGGGCAGACCTTGGTATGTTGGGACAAACAATTCAGAGATTTGTTTTGCCCTACACTTCTTTGTTTAGAAAAAGCGCCTTATTGGCTTCTCCCTTAAACTACATTAAGAGAGTGGTGTTTCAAAACGCAGTTAGCCTTTATGCCGCCACTGGTAGTCTTTCACAGCTTGGGATTGCCACAGCTGAAGTGACGCGCATGATGGCTAAGAAAAGCTTGGAAGTTTTTAATAAGTCAGCCACTGTCACAATTGGCACCTCCACCTACACTTTACAAGAACTATTTGAAGCCACCATGCTAAAGCGCGGCGGAGGCTTCATTTCCTCCACTGGGGAAGTGCTTAATAATGTGGCGCATCCTTTTGAAAAACTATCACTGAAATCGTTGCAGCGCTTTCTTTTGTTTAACAAAGCCTACCATGCAAAATTTGGCTCCCCCATTACGGGAGCTATTGGCACTGTAGCTGATTTAACAAAAGAAATAATTTCTGCCAGTTTTAATTCCGCCTATAATTTGTTGGCAGTGGCAAACCAACATGCAGACTTTGCCGCACGCTGGGCAGCCATTCGCACATTGGCTTTTGAAAAGGGGAGCCAATTCACTTCCATTGACGACCTCATCCGCCACACGGACGAGTTTTTCCAAATTAACATGGACCCCGGATTATTTGGCAAATACTATGGCAGCATTGGTATGCCTTTCGCTTCTTTTGCTATGAGCGCGCCAGGAGCTGCAGTTCGTTATGCGCTCCTCTACCCATGGAGAGCTGGGCGCGTGTTGAGCCTTTATGCACAAGCTGCTCAGGGAAGCTTCCTCACAGATGCAGAAATGGCACAGTGGCAAAAAGACAACTATGTGATTGCCATTGCGCGCGACCATTCTACAGGCAAAGCCTACGGAGTCATGCCAACCAGCATTGACTTCTACCTTGATTCTTTGTCTTTCTTTCGTGAGTTGGCAGAAGACATAGGGAGAAGCATGGGCGTGCCGGTGGGTAGTGTGAAAGAACAAATTGAACAAGCTCGCGACCCACTCAAGCCCATCACTGACACTCTTCAAGAACTTCTTTCTTCCACTTATATTAGTGCAGCTTTCCCTCTTTTTGGGCTGGACCCCAACACCCTAGAACCAATTCCAGACCCAACACAACAAGACACTCTCATTGGTGTGCCGCTTCCTTCCTCTATTAGGAAAGCTTTGGTGCAATTATTTCCTTTATTAAAAAGCTTTGACGAATCCCTTCTACCCACTTCCATAACAGGGCAAGCAAGAAAAACTAGTCCTAGCTTTAAACAAGAACAGCCAGGTAGACCAGGGTGGATGGGCTACACTCCCACTTCAGGAGGAAAGCGCAAGCAAGTGGAAGCCAGTGAGCCTATTGGTTGGTTCTTGCAAAACGTGGGAGGGCTTTCTTTGTCTTCCATTGACCAAGAACGCAACTTAGTGAGGAACTATGAAGATTTTGACAAACTTCAACGCGAGTTGTCTGGCGCAATTAATAAATTAAACAAACGCCTCACTGTGGAAAAAGCAAATATGTCTGAAGAAGAACAAATGAAATTAGAAGAACAAAGACAGCTTTTTCTTCGTTTGCGCTTAATTGTTGCTTATAACAAGTTTCTTGTTGATAGACTTGCCTCAGAACGCAACTTACCCAAGCCTTCTGCTCTAAAACAACTCTCATCTAGCTTAAATGCAACTTTCAGGTCTTCTCAAATGGAAGACGCAAAAGCCTTCATTGAATTTTATTTGCAACAACAAC